GCCCGCGCAAAAGTTTGTTACCGGCCCGACAATGGAATATTCGCCAATATGCATAGCGAGCCTGTCTGCCCAGTGCGGAGTGACAATCACATCATTGTTTAATATAAAAACAATGTCGCCTTTCGCTTCTCTGATTCCCTGATTGACTGCTTTAGGAAAGCCCAAGTTCTCTTCATTCCTGATAACCTTAATTTCAGTAAATCCTGAAAACGGCGGTTTAATCGGCGGATCAGAACCGTTATCCACAAGGATAATTTCACAATTCTGCGTAGTCTCCAAGACTGCCGAAAGACATTCATAAGTCATGTCATGTTGGTTAAATACGGGGATGATAATGCTAATCATTTATATTTATCCTTTCAGTTGATACGATCTTACTGTATCACCTATTTCTGTTGTTTCTTTTTCTTCCTCAACAGGAACCAATTTAAACTTTTTAAGAATTGCGGGAAACTGTTTTACCCCATCAACGGTTGGATAAATTTTTGCTTCTACTGTGAATAATCCATCGCTGGGAATATGTATGCTTAATTCCTTGACGTGTTTTAGTCCTAAAGCATCGCATATTTCTTTTCCTAATTTGTTAGCGGCTACTGAAATCATACTTTTCCTTTCCTAACTTAAAGAAGTTAGCACTTAATGCTTTGATATTTTAACTATATAGTCAACGGCGTATCCATAAATATGAGTTGTCCCATTCGGTGTTATTTCGTCGCTATCTATCCTTGTGGCGTTTTCGCGTTTCATCCAAACCAAATCTGCTCCCGTTGGAACTATCTGGCATTCATCATAAAGTTCTTTCAAGTGAGAATACATATCCTCAACCTCTGTTGAACTTGATGAGTTTGAAAACAAAGAAAACTGAATATAAACATCTTCGTAATCCTCTGTAAAAGTCTTTTCAGGAACATCAGAAATCATAGATAAAATGACATAAGGATAATCAGGATTATCCGGCGCAACATCTTTGTAAAACCGTCCTGCGACATCGGTATTGAGATCATTAGTAACAGTTGTAAACCGTCCATAAATTGCTTTGAACAGTTCTTTTATGATACTGTCCTCATCACCTAAAGCACTCTGCCCGTAAGTGCCAACATAAGCCGAGAGTGGTCCAAACAGAACACCATATTGAACCTCTGCCGTAGTAGGTGGATGATAAGTTCCAGGCACGCCGCCAACAGTATCCGTTTCCAAAACATTACCGATGGAAGGGTAATCCGGAATTATACCGGTTGCTCTCGCAAATCGTCCGTGTGTCCCGTAAGATAATAAATCCATTATGTCCTCGTCATGGTGTGAACATTGCCAAGAGTTGTCTTTGTATATGTATTCAATAAATTATTACTACCGTCGTAAACTTTGACCGTTCCCGCGTCTTCATCAATGACAACTTTTGTCCCTATCATGGCCTGACCTTCGGCAAGGATCACTGTTTGCGTCGCCGGATTGAATTTTGTCGCTTCTTTGGCCACGGTCGAATTAAGCGCCATATCCGCGGGCGGCGTAATCGTTTGAGCTGTTCCGGGCTTTGATGTTTCTGATATTTTACCGTCAATATTAGTTTTTAAGAGATTTCCTATACTGCCTATAACTCCGGTAAATGAAGCTGTTAAATAATCCCATATCGCAAGAATGCCCACAGAAGATAAACTGAATCCTGTTTTATCGCTGACCGTGACCACAGGCGTAGCCGCATTAAGACTTGTTTTCTGCAATGCCGTAAAATCGTGGTTTGTTTCGCTGGCGACGTTTGCTTCAATCGGAGTTTGTAAAGTAATCACGGTTGCCGCCCCGCCATGCGCGCCATTGGCCAGAATGACATTCGGCACGCTGGCGGCCTTGATCCCGGTTGAAGTTAAAAGGGTATTCAACGCGGTAAGGCCATAAGTGGCATATTCATTGACTGCCGCAACGATTGCCTGGATAAAAGTTGAACTCTTTAAAATAAGATCGGCGCCGGTCGATGATAAAGAAAATCCCGTCTTGTCGCTTACCAAGACATTGACAACCTCGGCATCGGAAACAATGGACATCTGCCCGCTGCCGATTATCGTATCGCTTGCGGGCGCGGGTGAACCGCCTGCCTGCTTATAGATTGCAACGGTGTAGGAACCATCGCTCCAAACCGCGCGGCTTTCTGAAAGTTCGTATCGGCCCTTGATCGTGCCATCTTCTGTCAGCGCAATAAAAGGGTCGGCGGGAGCGTTGGCAAACGCGCCGTCAGCATCGCTTAACAGGTAGCCGTCCGCTTCACGCCGGACAATGCAGTAAACCGTCTTGCCGGTTTCCGACCAATCGATTGTTATTTTCTTAATTGCACCAGCCATATTATTTCACCTTTTTAAGTTTTTCCGTTTTCTGAGTTTCCAGTTCTGCCAATCCAGCAGGCGGAGTCTTTTGCGAAGCAACCCACTTTGCGATGATGTCAACTTGTTTGTGCCGTAAAGATTCAACCGTTTCATTATCAGCGTGTTTTGCTAGTTTTATTTTAGCCATTGACGGTCTCCAGTATCTTTTGTTTTCTGGCCTGTTTAATCTTGCAGTTTTGCGAAAGGGTTTCTCCGGTTAAACATTCAGGGTTAGCCACATCGCAGTCCAGATAATACTCACAGGCAACGGGATTCTTCGCTACCATGACTTCATCAAATCTCCGTTTCATATCGAGATACATATCCCAATATTTATTTTTGTCTTCATCGCTCTTTTTGAGCTGCTCTTCGAGCGATACAATTTTTTCTTTTAATTCCTGCTTAACTGATTTCTTTTTAAAAACTGATTTCATATCGGCATCTCCGGCACATATTCCTGCCAATCGTCCCTTGAATGAAGCTCGCCGCTTTCGATATAATATTTTCCAAGACCGTTCACGTCTTTCTTGAAAACATTTTTTGACAAGTCTAAGCAAATCTCTTTATTATCTGGGTCAACCTCGTCTATCTGAAATTCAGAAATGGGAATATTTATGGAGTGTTTAAATTTAAACCAATCAAAGTCGTAAACTGCCGCCATTATCTCTCCAGTTGAACAATAAAGTAATTTCATAATATCCCCTAGTCTATATAGCCAAACGAAGCCGCATCTGCCGTTTCGTCAGCCGTATTTGATTTATAGGTGTTGTTTGCCGTTCCTATTACCTTACCACCAGAATATGCGTAAATTCCAGTTGCGTAATCATTAATGACCAAATAAGTTGTTGTATTACTTATTTGAACGATACCGTTCACAGCGGCATAAATAGCCGTTGAACCAGTTGTGTTGTGACCATAGAATATTGTTCCTTCCATGATTCTCACAATACCTAAATTATAAGCATAAACTGTTTTCTTTGAATTTTGAGTATGGTCGAATTTTCCCCTATAAACAAAAGCGGTAGCAAAATATCCTGAATTTAATTGTGCTACAATAATGGAACCGGAAAGGAATATGCAATCGTATATTCTACCCATTGAAAAATCGTAACAAGATAAAGCTCCATCAAACTTACAGTAATAAAAATTAACCGAATCAACTCCTTGGTCTATTGTTACAGATGATGTATTTGTAACAAATTCCACTCCATAAAAATCAATAGGTACTTTTGTTGAGTAGATACTAAATGTGTTGACCTTAGTACCCCAATCGTAAACCGTATTGCTTCCAGCGGTTGCAGTCGTGAACGAACCTGCAATAGTAATCGCATCGTCTGTATGGGAATCAATCACTCGATAAACATCGTCAGTTGCGTCATACACAAGCATATTAGCGTAGGTGTTACCTGCGAATTGACCTTCCTTAGTTACACTACCCTGCGTAGAAGTAGTACCAGCTACCTTTGAGGTTGATGTCCATGTTTCCTGTGCGGATAGAGTTCCATAAATTTTTACACTATAATTTCCAGCAAGATTATGACCTCTAAACACAACATCTTCTGCGTAACTTTCTGCATTGACGTTAATTACAACATTTCCACCGATAATAGCCGGAATGGAATTAATTGCGTATTGAAATGTTTTAAATGCGCTGGCATCTGCCGCAGTTCCATGTGCTGTGTCGTCAGTTCCGTCAGTAGAATCAACATAGATGGTCATTGTCCCCATGCTAATTATAGAAATCCAATTTGAACCATCATATTGCATCAAGATGTTTCTTCCTGTTGGGGTATGCAGAAACCACTGGCCGATCACAGGAGTGGAAGGCAAGGTCGCGCCGTTATCGCAAACCATAGCTACGGCTTTATATGTTGCGAAGTTTAAATCTGCTTCCAGCGGATTTTTTACGCTTCCCGATCCGCCAACTGATTTTGCTTGCATAATTACGACCTCTATTCAGTTACGTGCCGATTAACAGCACCTTGACTTGTCAACATATCTACTCCGTATATTGAACGTATAAACAGCCGTCAGGCTGCTTCTTTGCATAGTAAATCCAGATACTCATTTTTTTCATTCGGGTTCAAAATTGAAACTATTGCAAAAAACCTGTTGCCAAATTTAACCCGCCAAGAACTTTTCAAAATAGAACGGTAACGAATCCTTATTCTGTGGCTAACTACCATTACTGTGGCGTTTGTCTGTATCGTGTCATTTGCGCTTACCGGCCAAATAGCCGCCCACACGGTTGCGTAATCTGTCCAAGTAGATGTATCGCTCGCACCCATACCTGAACTTGTCTTTGTAGGATATTGGAGCGTTATCCTTTTGTTAAGTTCACCAATCATTTAAATTCGTTCCACAATTTACTTGATGATAATAAAACATTTACCGTCTTGTTTTCCTGATAATTAAAAGAGCTTAAAACTTGCCCTTCACGGTTCACAAATAAATCGGTTGCAATCAGTTTTATTGCCGCAATGATCTTTTTCGGAATTAAAGCGGCGGTTGTCCACCCACAAACGAATTTAATCGTTATCGGATTAGAAGGCCATGCGGTAAAAGAAGGCCAAGAGACACCATAGGGAAGCACTATACGGCCTATCCCTTCACCATTCGTTTCAACTAAATAATCGGTGTTCGCGGTCATTGTGGTAGAAGTTCCGTCTGAATCTTTATATATAATAGAAGTCACGCTTGCCAAATTGCCAAAAGGCAATTTTATAAAATCAACATCGGGAAATTCGTTAAGATAATATTCCCATGTTTGAGTTAATAAGGCGCGGCGCGTGATATCCTCGGTGTGTTCGCGGGAAGCAACAATAATAGCCGTTAAAATGTCATCCTCTGCCGTTTCCCCTTCATTTAATAGAATAGACGTCCCGAACTCGCACGCGGCAAGAAGCACCTTTGAGGCCGTTCTGATATATGTTTTTGCGCCGGTGTATTGCTTTTTATAATCGGCATTGTCGTTAGCCGTAGTTACCTGAGTGAAAGCCCCACCTGTCCAATTACTCCACGTTGCGTTATCGTCTGATTCCTGAATGATTGTATCGTTCGTTCCTGTTGCTCCGTTTGTCCCGCAATGTAAAAGAACTTCTACTTGCTTGCCGGCCACATTCACGCCAGTTCCAATATGAGTCGTATAATTATTAGCAATAGCTTTTGACCCGTAAGCCAGGCTTTGCGTTATAGTCAGATTATCGTCAAAAGAACCGGAATCAAGGCGCAAGTGAAGTTTCAGTTCGGCCAAAGAAATCGGCTCAATTATCGGTGCGGTTATTAATTTACATTGCATTTGCTTATCCTTAAATAAGTTTAATCGGTTCCTTAAAACAACCAAGTTTCCACATTCCTGTTGGAGTTAACGCTTTATCAACAGGATTGCATAATTGAGGCGCAACATTCTGTAAGCCGATTTGCCATGCCTCAGAACAGAACAACCGTCTTGCGCTGGCGTTAGATTTAGCGATTAATTGTTTCGCTACTCCCAGCCAGTCATAACCCGTTCCAATCATCGATAGTATTTGTGCGCCTATCAAAGTTCTGTAAGGTTCCCATTCATCCTTTAACGGATACCAATAAATATGCCCTGGATAATCTTTAATGTAGTTTGACAGAATATCAGGGTAAAAACCTATGCTCATGGCTTCAATGGTGTATCTGCGACATTCAGCCCCTTCATAAGCTCCGCCTCTTACGATTCCGCCCCAATGACTTAAAGAAATAGGGCCGTCACCGTTTGTTTTCCATTTAATGGCCCAAGATACTAAGCCGGTATTGGCAAAACCCAAACCGTCACCAGTTTTCATAAGGTCTCTGACTAAGTTATAGGTTTTAAGGTCATTCATTATCCAACCTCTATTAAATTGGCGACCTCTTCCGGCCTTTCTAATCTCTTATCATCCGTTCCTGGAGGATCGCCGCCAAGTTGTTTCCAGTATAATGATTTTCTTATTCCTGCCGCCGCGTCTTCCCAACGTCCTGTATTAATCGCGGCTATTGTATTAACAAAACGACTTGTTCTATGGCCTCCAAGGTTAAAAACAAAATCAATTAATGCCATTCTCCGATTATCCGAAAACTTCTCAAAGTCAGGGAATAGTTTAATGCAATCAGAAACGGCAACGCCTATGGATATTCTTAAAAGGTCGTCAATCATGTGATCGGTTATTTCACCGTGTTCTTTTAAATAATCAGCTATCTTTTTCGGTAAAGGGTTAGCGTCTATATTCCAGCCAACGCCGATTGTCTTAAATCCGGCAGGGCATTTGTAAGGCTTCTTCCTTTTCCCTTCATGCCTAGTTATGAACTGCTCTATGTTTTCCATTTAATTCACCAAATACTTTAAAACAGTTCCTATAAATGCTATACCGAACACTGACAATATCGCTATCAGCCAGTTCAATCTTGTTCCCTGCGTCTCCACTTTAAAGCAAAGACCTTTTTTGGGGTCACCATTGCCAAAGATGATCTCACCGTGATCAGACAATAGTTTGTGGCTGGCAAATTGCAGTTTAACAAGTGCATTGATCTTTTCAGGGTCTGACTGCCTCAGCACTTCTTCTTCATTTAATTCAATTTTAATTGACTCTGCCATTTGACAATTCCCCTTTACGCATTAAGATAATATCCGCCTGCTACCAGCGGACGCCATAAAACGGTGATATCCGCGACTTTACCCGTTCCTGCGGTTGCGCCGCCGATGGTTAACTGTATTTTCTTTGTTGACGCGGTGACAACCGGCCCACGAAATACATGGAAAAAATCACCGGTCAGCTTGGCCTTCGCGCCCGCTACTGCCGAAAGTATCTCAATGGCAGAGTCATCATCCGTTGTAATGCTAATACCGGTAAAGGTCGCTACGGAATGAAGATCGTCGGGAACGTGGACAATCACGGCGTCAATGAACAAGTCCTGCGCAGTGGCGGTCATAACATCGTAAGCAGCCGCGGCCTGAGCAAGTGAAATCTGCTTATAATTGATGGTAGTTTCCGGCATATAGTTCTTGGGAACCCACGCATAACCATTATAAATGAACATAAATCCGGTATTAGCTTCAAAGAAGGTTGCGCCCGCGTTGACGCTCGTTGATTTGGTATCCGTTGATAGGCCGATAAATCTGTTGTTTGCGGCGCCTATTGCTTGAACTGTCATTTTTTAAACCCTCCCTTTTGGGGTTAAAGGCGGGGGATTTCACCCCGCCCGTGTAAGATTAATTTTCCTTAACAAACTTTTCGTACAAATCGACATGCTGATCGGTTAACTTCTTAGCCTTATTGAGCGCCTTTAAAGCATCAACGATAATGTCCGTTGCCTTCTCTCCAATCACCACATCCTTATTGACTTCTGCTTCGTCTTTCCACATCACATTCCCGCCTTCATGTTTGAATTGAAGGGCGGTGTGTTCCTCTTCGGAAAAAGAGAGGTTGTCACGGAGAGTCCGCACAATCTTTAACGTGGTCAAGTCACCCTCTTTCGGAAGGATATTGAGAAGCAAAAGTCTTTCAAATACCGATAAAATCATTTACTTTCCTTTCTGTTCTTACGAACCCCAAGACTTGTCAGTGAATACGGGAATGTAACCCGGTGTCCCGTTTACGTCGATTGCCAGAGCATACGCCGTGTTTACCGCACAGATGGCCACGTTTTCCGAAAGTCCATTGCCGACGCAATTTGTTCCCCAGAAATACTCGTATCCGACGCTATCAACAGTCTCGGTATAAATATTGTAGGTGTGACCCGTCCCGGCAGTCATCCCAGAGGCGAAGTTGTTGGAAAGTTTCAAACCGCAAATTTTCCCAGTCGCCTTTATGTCAACGTCGGCAGGAAGAGCAACCCAGGATTCCAGACCGCATACATAAACAAGTTTACCAGATGCCGCACCAACAACAGGAGCCGCAGCACCACCAACTTCGTCATTAAGATAAATCCAACCACCGGCACCGGAAATATTCATATTGTCTTCCGTCGCTATCAGGTCGTACCCGCCATAGAACACGCCTTCAAGTGCCGTTGCGCTCCACCCTGTAGCCCAGTCCACCAACTGCGTAAACATATGGCAAGAGGCTTCAATTCTGTCTGCCGGATCAAGCCCGCCGTCATTGCAGCAAACCGCAACACCGCGAGTCTGGCGAGTAGATACCCCCCCAACTGTTTTGCGTGTGCCGAGATTAAATCCGTAATCAGCGGACGTATAGGCAAGAATGTTTCCAAACTCAAGAGCGCCATTAGTTGCGCGAACTTGGTCAAAAACAACCCTGCCGGTAGATTTCACTTCTACTGTGATAAATTCACTTTCAGCGACACCGAAGGCTATCTTTCCGCCGTAATCGACCTCAAAAGTATCGCCGCCGTCTTTTCTAAAAGTTTTCGGCTGATATGTTCCCATTTTATCCATCTCCTTTCCTATCCGGTTGTTGCCTCGGTGCGGCCCGGATAAGACCGCACCGAGTACCCACTAAAGGGCCGGTGTTTATAAGGGCGGCGCATCCAGTAAAGCACCCTTGATTACAAATACGGCCTGCGGTAAATTCGGGCCAGTTCCGGTTTCGGCAGGGGTAATTTTGACAAAGCGTTTCCCGCCGATATAACCGACTTTATACAGTGTGTTATCTTCTGCGGCTGCATCGCAAGTAATGATAATTCCGCTTGCGGGAGTTACGCCCTGAACGTCTGCAGCGGCAACATTGGCATATGAACCAGCCACGCCCGTACCGTCATCATCGGCGTGTTCCATTTTCCATGTCCAATAATTTGAACCGTCCAGCGTCGAGCCTTCAAGTCCAATGTAAATTCCGAAAACAGCGGCATTGCATCCGGCCAAATCAACTTCCACCGCAGCCGGAGCCGAACTGTGTGCGCCGACAATCGGATCAACAACGGCTTTTAAATCTATGTTATTGTAAAGGTCTTTCATTGTATCTTTTCCTCCTTAAAGGATTTTTAAAATCTAGCTTGTGTAGGTTTTCAGTGCTTTGATTGCTTCGTACATTACGATCCCGCCGCCGACTCTCTTTGTCGTGTAGAAGGCTACATAAGGTTTGGCGGTGTAGGGGTCACGCAATACGCGGGTGCCAATACGGTCAATGATGAGATAAGCGCGTTTGAAGTTACCGTAGAAAATCGGGTATTTGCTTCCGCCGATGTCATCAACATTATCATCGTACTCAACAGGCTTACCTAAAAGAATATCGGGTGCGCCTTCGAGTAGGCCTGGTCGCCAAATGTAATTACCGTCACCATCTTTGAATTTACGGATGACCTGACAAGTGGAATCGTTCATCAGGAAAGCCGCGCCGTTCCGATACGAAGTCTTGAGGGCGTGCTGAAGGTCAATCAACTTGTCCATGTTGTTCAACAGGGTAGCGTGACCACCGGCGATATAACCGACCTTACCCCAAGAATAAGAAGCATTGGCGATCATCGTATAGGCCGCAATTCCCTTCGGTTTCTCAACACCATTACCGGAAATGAACGCGGAGCCCTCTTCCTCGGTGAACTCAACGCCGACCTCATCAGCAAGCCACTGTCCGATGTCAATAGAACTGTCATCAAGCAATGTCTGTGTAGCGTAAGGCATGGCGTAAATTTCTTTGGTATTGATTGCGATTTCTTTCAGCGTTGGGGTGTCTGTTTCGCTGCGGGTGCCTTTTTCAGCGGTCCAACCAGAAGTTGCGCCGCCCTGACTGACCAACTTTTTGTAAGTGTCGGTCGAAATAGCGCGAACTGTTGCCAACCGGCGCATTGCCGAAGTAGTGCCCTGAACGCGGTCAATAGCTTTGTCTACTTCTTCGGGAACGGTAAAACCGCCATCGGGAGCCGAAAGAGTGGAGGCCGAAGCCTGAACCTTCAGATCATTA